TGCCACAAGTTGCTGACCTATCGCAAGCAGGGAGGCATTGACTGCCTGTAATTTAGTGACCATGTTTGGTTTCCTATAAGCCAGTAAGCCCCCACTTCGTAAAAGTAGGGGCGTGTGGTTGATTAGACGTTAGGGGATAGCAATTTCTACCGCACCTTGAGGGTTGACAGTACCGATGCCGTAAGCATGGTAGCCGAACAAGAACAAGTCAAGCTCGTTCCCTTCTGCCGTACCTTCAATCGTTTTAAATTGAACTTGCCATTGCGTAGCGATACCGAGAGCTTCCTTATGCAAGACAAGAGCTTTCGTCTTGGAGAAGTCACCATGATAGGTGTTTCTTGCACCAGCTTCAGCAGAAGCAATGTTAGTCTTGGGCAAGCGGTTGGTTTTAACAATCGTCATACCAGCAGCCGTCAAGAATTGACGGTTCGCAATAGAGCCTTCTCCGCCTAATTGAGTAGAGAAGAGGTCGGTTTTGCTAAAAAGGAGGTTATACAGGAAAGGATCAACGAAAACATAACGGTCATCTTCTGGGACGTTCTTGGTATCCATTTCGGCACCAGCTTGCAATAAGGCTGCGTAGAAAGTATCAGCGTTCGTGTGTACGTTAGCAGCTTCAATCTTCAATCCACCAGGAATATAGTTGCTGTTGCCAGCGGTTCCTTTAGCAGCAGTCCGAGCAGCAAGCACACCAGCTTGGAGGGCTTGGATTTCTTTCTTACGAGCTAACGCATCACCGATTTTCTTAAGGTGCCAGTCTTTGACAGAGTAAGAACGGAAAGCGGCGTCCTGTAAGTCAACCTTCGTTTTGCCCTTGATAGGACGGTCGATTAAGATAGTACGAACATCTTCTTCTGGTTCACCAGTAGATTCAATAGCAGAATCACGAGTGTAGTAGGAAGCCGTAACATCCGTTAAGTATGGGAAGTCAACACCCTTGTTGGACTCCGTAACGGACTCTTCTTGGATAAGCCCAGTCAATTTGTATGACTCTTGGTAGGCGGAAAGGACACGTCCTTCCATAGTGCGGAAAAGTAACTCTTGGTCGGCTACGCCGTATTTTTTTCCAAGATAAGTAATAGTGTTTGGCATTATGCAAAACCCTTCGTTGTTGATTTTTAATAATTAAGGCTTAGTATTTGGATGCCTTGATCCGTTGTTGAACTTGCTCGAAGTATTCAGGGTTGTTGATTAAAAGATTGCCTTTTGCATCCTTCTTTCCCATAGCTTCTGCAACTTCTTCCCTTGATTTGAAAGGACTATTGTCGGAACCTGCTGTTGTTGAACCTGTGAATAGTTGAGGCTCACCAGTCTTGACACCAGTGTTAGATTCATACAAAGCCTTAAGTGCTACGGCTGCGTGTTTAGCAGAACGTGGGTTGTTTAAAGCTTCGTTGTAGTAGTCAAGTTCTGCGTCACTTAGCTTCTCTTCCGCCCAGCTTAAGATTTGTTTAGAGCTGTTAGCGTCACCTAGAACGGCGTTGCGTTCCTTCCAAGCTGTTTGAACATCAACCTGTTGTTGTTCGCCTGCCTGTTTAGCAGAAGTGAAATCCTTCTCGCAGTCATCCATGTATTTTGTGATGACTGCTTCGGGGATACCGATTTTTTTTCCAATTTCTAAAGCTTCGTCTCGCTTGGCTTGAGAAAACTTGCCGTCTTCGCTGTTTGCTAAGTCGTCATTGAAGGACTGGTGGTCAAAGGGGGATTCAAGCGTTTCAGGAGCTTGCTCACCTTCTGTAGAGGATTCTTCTTGAGAGCCTTCTGCTTGACCCTGTACACCTCCGTTCGCTTCACCTTGATTGGAATTACCTAGTTCACTGTCAGGCGTTTCTGTAGAGGTGTCGCTAGCCTCTGGTGGGCTTTCTAGTTTGATAGTTGTTTCGCTGGTTTGGTCTGCCATAAGAGGCTCCTTACTAATTGAACCAGTTGACAAAGAAAGAATTGCCAACTCGCTGTACAACACATTTACTATTAGGGTCTAACGCTTGATTGCGTTCTCGCACGGCTTCTAGCTCGGGGTCTTCACTACCCAAAATGCTAGGGCTATCGCTAACAGAATCCCCATTATTGGAATGAGAATCACTACCCCCTCCAAGATCGATGCTGGATGTATTGGGTGTGGGGTCTTGTTCCACTCCTCCCATGCCTTCACTTGTCTGCTGTGAATCCTCATCTCCTCCTCCGAAGTCCCCACTGGTGGAGTCGGTGGCGGTTGTGGTGGTGGATGATAAATTACCATTGGTTGAATCCTCTCCCTCTAGCTTGTCGTCCACGCCCAAAGCACTAGGGCTAGTATGAACATCGTTAATAAGAAGAACATCACCATTAGGAAGTCCATCATCGAATTGTGATTGTTCGCTTGTTGCTTCTTCCAGCGTTTCCAAAGTCTCAATTTCTCGTGGTAAGTCTCCCACTCCTTCTCCGATGCTTTCGGTTGGGGGAGGGGTGGTTCCATTGGTGGTATTGTCATCTGTGATTTCGTTAGGGGGAACATCAGTAGTGACTCCTTCCACTTTTGGTTCAGGTTTATTTCTACCCATTTTGTAAGTTTCCTTGTACTTGATTGTTTACGAGTCCCCCAAGCTGTTTAACGCCTTCGGGGATTGCACTTTGCATGACTTGCTGTTGCATTGCTTGTTGTTGTTGAGCCTGCGTCTCTGCCTGTAGCTGCTCTTCACTTATGAGCAGCCCTTTAGGATTGACGTTGGCACTCAAGAAGACACGGTTCATAAACTCCGTAATGTTGATTCGTTTAAGGAGTTCAGGGGGAAATGCCTGCAATAACTGCAAGCCTTGTGCTGCTTCTGCCAGACGGTTTAAATCGTGACCACGCCCTAGTGCTTCAACCCCTGTAATGATAATGGGGTCTACAAACTCTCTAAGGCGACTGGGGATAAGCCCCTTCTTGTCACAGACATACATCTTCCTTGCAATGTAAGGCAGTTGTTCTTCTTGGTCGGCTAGCATAATGAAGCCACCCAAGCCGTCTTCTAGTTCACGACGTAAAGCGTTAATCTCTACCGCTGTTACACGTTCTGCATCTCTCACGATACTGCTTGTCATCAGGAGGTTACGTTGGATGCGTCTTGAAATCTCTTGAAGCATCTGAAACGCAAAGGCAATATCAGCCGTCTTGTTGACCTGTAAAGGCTGTACGGCGTTGACTTCACCACGAACAAATTCACCACTCTTGGCTTTCGTTAAAGCTTTTTCTCTAACGGAACTACCAGGATTCACCATGAATACGGTTTTGGTTGCAATCTTAATGTAGGTGTAAAGGAACGTGGTAATTAACTCCAAGTTCTCTAAATCCCCAATAAAGCTTTCAACATAAGGTCTGCCGTAATCTTCACCGTCAACCTTTGTGGCTCTCACTGGCACATAGGGACACGCATATTCAGGGAATGAACCCTCACTGCCTTGTACCTTAACGCCCAAGAACTCCTGATGTACCGCCCAAACAGGGGTACTGCCATTCACAAAGCGAACGTGGGTGTAGAGGGGTTTCTTTTCAGGTTCAGTCGTGGACTTATCGTCGTAACGCACTTCTGCCAAGTAGATGTTCTTAATCTCTTCGGGAGCTGTGCGTGGGTCGATGTCTTCCTTCGTGATAATCTCAATCACACGCCCTAACGGATCACGCTTGACCACATAACGGCTCAAGTGGTACACCTTCATCGGTGCGTCTTCGGGGATATACTGTAAAGCATTTCCTGTAATCAATTTGAGCTTTTGTGTTTCCAGTTGAGACGGTCTGTCTTTGGATGCCTCAACTTCACTCATCGTAATTTGTTCGAGTTCAGAGAGCATCTGTTCATCTTCGGTTCTTGCCTTGTCATCTGTCTGTTCCGTGTACTTCTTTTGAAGTTCAGGTTTCATCTGATACCGAAAGAAGGCGGCATTAGGTGGGTATTGAGATAGAACAATCTTGTTGGCAAGGGTGTTGATGCCGTCGGCTGCCAAACTCACCTGCGGATACTCAATCGTGCTACCTGGTGTAAAGGAGCTTGTTTGGTAAATCGTTGGGATTGTGAGCTTGGCACACTTTTCAGCAGCATCTTCAAACGGCTTACGCACCGTTACTAAGGCATTGTACCGTTTGGCGGTCATGCCTGCTTCATAAAATAACTTTTCCATAATATCCCTTTTACTGTGTAGGGACGCTTAATCCAACACCGTCACCTTGTAACGTTAAGGCTCGTAAGCCTGTTCTCTGCCCTCTCTTGGCGAGTTTAATCTTGCCTTGAATATCTGGGGCTTCTGCCACCTGTTCAGGTGCTGGGGGAGCGACAGGGGCTACATACGGTTCGGTCTTTGGCATTTTCGGAGTACTAAAACACAAAGTGTCTCTCCTTATTGTTCGATAAAATTAAAGGTCTCTTGCTTGGAGCCAGTGTCACGGAGCTTGTACAAGTCCTTGATTGTGTTGACCACGTCTCGTTGACCTGCACGGTACTGAATATGCTCCATTGTGTCGGTTGGTTGAATGTGTGGTTCAGGAATAAGGTCTTCAAGAAATGCTATCAGGTCTTCTGAAATATACGGAGTATCTGTCGCCTGACTAAGTATCTCGTCAATGGTGTTTGAGTGCATAGAATACTCCCCTGCTTTCAATCGTTGAAATCACTTTGTAATATTCTTCTAGGATTGATTCATTTGAGACACCAAGCATTTTGAGTAAGGCAAGGGTTCCTCGTAGATATGACCACGCCAAGATTCTCATGTCTAAAGCACCCATGCGTCGCTTGGATGTAAGCTGTTGCGTGTACGTTGCTGTAACGGTATTCTTCAACTTACCCCATAATGGTTTCAAAGATGCTAGGACTTCATCGACAATCCAGTCATGTTCTAAGAAGGCGGTGTTTATAATTTCTTTAGTCACTTGTTAAGCTCCTAACTTATAAAGCACTTCGGCGACACTTGCTTTTAGCTCGGCTAGTGTACCGTCGTTCGTGATAACGTGGTCAAACTTACAGTCGTCCAACTGTCCTTCTGTGGCATGAGTCACAACGTCTGCATTAGGTCTTACAACCTTAATGAGGATTGCACCCATTGCCTTCATGCGTTCATATTCATTAGGCATACGGAGGTCATCAACGATAATGTTCCACGAGATAGACTTAGCGACTTGGTTTTGCCATAAGTCAATCCAAAAATCTTTACCCCATGCTTCCCTTGCGAAAACGCCAAAGGTCTGCATCATTTTACGACCTGTTAGTTCAGAGTTTGTGATTACAGGCATTTCCTTTAGGTCGCCGTGTAGCATTTGATAGGCTGTCCCATAAGGGATGCCCATATCCGCAAGAAGCCCTTGAAGACATTCCTTGAGTGGATTCGCTAAGGGGACTCGTGATGTATGCCCTTCAAGCTCCAAAGCCTCCCTTAAGGCTCTTGCTACTGTGGACTTGCCACTTTGAGGAGTTGGTGAGTAAATGGCGATAATACGCTTACGACGTGGAGCTTCATGTTTACGACGCTCAAAGGCACTGTCTACGACTGCCTGCACTTGGTCTAGTTGTTCAGGTTTAAGCATTGGCTGATCCTCCTAATTAAAAATACTTTTTACTTTTTCTTCTATGGAAGTCATGGCATCATCCCAGCCTTGTTCATACGAACGCTTTTCTACGCTTGCACGTCCGTCGTCGTAGCAAAGTTGTGCGACGCAATTTAAGAAGTGTTCGCTCACTATGCTTTTTCCGTCACGCCATTCTTTGCAACTTGGAGCCTGTAAAGCTATTTGCTTTAGATACAGAACTCTTTGCGATATTTCAGGGTCTCCGTTTGACAGAGTAGCCAAGTGTAAGCTATCAGCTTCCTTTTGTATTTTGTCCCAAAACTCATTAGACATTAGCGGATTCTCCCAAGTCAAAAAGACGTGCTTTCAGGGATTCAATCTCTTGATTTGCTCCGCATAGCTGTCTTTCTAACTCATCCTTCTCATTGTCAAGCTCAACCCATGCCTCTTCAAGTTCTTTGAACTTGTCGCCCGTAGAGGCATGGGAGTATCTAAAGTCTTCTGCTAAGCTTCTAAACTCTTTAAAATCCATTTCTTTATCCTTCCTGTGGGGGTTGCCACAATATAATTTCTTTACTCTTCGCTTTGTAGTCTTTGGCTTGTAGAATGTACGCAAGCCGTGCCGTCTTAATGGCATCGTCTACCGTCATTCCTTTACTTTCATAAGCCTTGACAACACTCGCCCAAGTCCAGCCTTCTTTATCAAGCCACTTGGTCGCCGTCTTAATACCAAAGCCTTCACATCCCTTGTAGCCGTCACAAGCGTCACCCATGAGTGTTTGTAGTAGGTGAAACTTTCTAGCGTCTTCTGGGCTTACTAGCACGCTCTGCTCGTCATTGAATAAATCTTGAAGTAAGCCAGGTATGGTCTTCATGTCTTTATCAACCGTCCAGATTGTTTTCTCGTAATCAGGCATGAACTTTTTAGATGTCGAAAGAATCCCTAACACATCGTCGCCTTCAAGTCGTTCAATCGTTTTGCACCTGTAATGCTTTGTAGCCTCATGTTTCACCTTGAGTAAGTGATTCGGTCTTGGCTTACCTGCTCTGTTGGACTTGTAAAAGGAGTCGATGTCTTTACGAAAATTGCTGTATGGATCTGAAAACACAATCACGATGTCGTCAACAACATTTTTGATTGCATTTACATACGTTTCAAAGACTTCCCACGCATCATGGAAGTATCCTTCAACGGAAGAGAAGTCGTCGGTCTCTGCGTCACCTGGAAAAAAGACTTCATAGACAACACCAGCACACGCCTTGTAGGCGAGAATGTCACCGTCAATCAAGGCTAGTTTAGGCTTGTCCTTCTTTAGGTTGCCCATAACGACTCCTCATTTCTTCATAACTGATTTGTTCTAACTCAAAGCGTCCTTCTACCACGTTGTGCAACACCACTAAGCCCTTCCACCAAGCGTTGTTGTCGTCGCCTGCATAGTCTTGGTGGTGGTCAAAGTAACACCCTGCCACAACGATATTGATTTCTTTGCCTGTGGGTGTTCTATAATTTCTGTACTCAAAGCGGTGACTATGCCCTTGTACGCAAGACTGTTGCCAGTCCCTCGCAATGTGCATCGTCATGTAGTCGCCAGAGTACCCACGATTGGTTCCACGCTTGGTAAAGTAATGGTTGAAGATAACACCTTCTACCTCTACCCTCTCTTGGAAGTTGTAGAACTCCCACCCCTGCCCTGCTGCGTCGCTTATATCTTGCGTCCACATTCCATAAAGGGTTGGATTGTCTTGCATATAACGCTCTATGCGTTGCTCGTGGTTGCCTGCAAGGGCGATTAAGCGTGGCTTGTACACTTTGTGCTTAGATGCCTTTTGGGCTTCTTGTAGCCTGCGTAGGGGGGCTGTGACTAAACGTCTCGCCTCTTTGGCACTTGCCATATCACGCTCAAGGCGTTTGTTCTCTGCTCGAACTGTGCCTTTATCATAGTGGCTTATGCTATTCATATCGGCAAAGTCGCCTAAGTCCACGATAATATCGGGTCGTAGTTCTACGATTAACTGACCTAGCCACTCGTAACGTTCTTGTGAGACAAGGGGGTCGTCGTGACTATCTGGAATGACAAGAATCGTCTTGCCAAGCCTTTGTTTTTTTCTTTTACTCATTGATTCGCCTTGATTGGTTTTAAGAGGTGTGCGATCACATCCACCGTCCACCCATTACCGATAGCCTTGTACCGTTGGGTGTCACTGATTGGTGTGAAGCCTTTATAGTCCTGCATATCGCCTAGCTTGGTGTAGTTGTCTGGCAAGGTCTGTAAGCGTTCAGCTTCAATAGGCGTAAGCTTGCGTACAAGGTAATCACCGTCGGGTAAATCCACCTTATAAAGCCCAGTTTTGGCTCCTTGACCACCGCCATTCGCCGTCAAATTGACGGACTTTCCTTGAATGGAATAGATGCGTTGACCTTGACCACCTTTACCGATATGCCCTAGTCGTACTGGTTCTGCAACCATTGTCCGTTGGCTTTTAATGATGCTATTCCAAAACACGGCTCCACTATAACGTGCTGTCAAGCAGTGTGCCTTGTCTTGATACGGAATGCCAGACTCTAAGATGTCTTGCATCACAACGCCCTTGTCCTGTGGCATCCCTGCAAAGGGTATGTTCGTCCAGTACAAGCGTTTGCGTTGTTGAGCGGATACCAACGAGCTGTTAATCTCGATAGGTTCTACCCCTAACAGTTGGCTTACGGCGTTTCTCACATCCTTGTGAATAGAGGCGTTGTTCTCAACAAGAAAATACTTGGCGTTGGTCTCTTGAATTGCATCAAGCAATCTATGAAACAATTTGCCAGTCTCGCCGTCAAGGGTCGTCTCTCTGTCACGTTTGGCAATGGAGATACCTGTGCATGGGAATCCACCCATAACCAAGTCCATGTCGCCTAGTGCTTTAAAATCTGCATCAAACACATTCCCTAGTTGTTGAGTGTAGGGAAACCTTAATTGTGTAATTGCCTTAGCGTATTTGTCAATCTCACACGCATAGTAATAATCGTAATCAATACCTGCCTTTTGCAAGGCAATCTGACCGCATGATATGCCGTCGAATAAACTTAATACTTTCATTGGGTGTCCTTAAAAATTGTCGAAGGGATCGCTCTCGTCTTCAAATGCAGTAGACTCCTGTTTTGCTTTGGGAGCTTCTTCTGCTGTGAATAAATGCCTTACGTCTTTACGCTTTTCTTCAATGCGAAAATTGTGAGAGTTGTATTCAAGGTGAAATACTTCGCCACATGATGAGCCGACGTTACGATTCTTGAGTACCTTGATTCTCAACTTGGAGCGTTCGCTAGGGTCTTCTGCCACTTTGTTACGCATCAAGGCAAGGGTAACGTGTGCGGTCGATGTGACCATACGGCTACCTTTAAAGTGACGCTCAACAACATCTCCGCCTTCTTCGTGGGTCTTGCCTGTTTCGGGGGCTGTAAGATGTGACGCAAAGATTAAAGCAATATCAAGCTCTTGAACAAGGCTTGCTGCTTCACCCATGATTCTTTCAAGCAAGGTGTTTTCTTTTTCTTCCCTGCCTGTTGCAAGCTGTGTGAGGTTGTCGATAATGACGTACTGAACGCCGTCGTTGTGATGCCAGTGTCGAACGATTGTCTTCACCTTGTCCCACTCACACATTCCCATGTGTCGATAAACATGGAGTCTGTCTCGTGGCATATTCTCAAGGATTACACGCTTGCCTGCTTCTTTATCTTCTTTGTTATTGGGTAGATGATAGGGCTTGCCTGTCTGTTTGGCAGCTAGGATTAAGGCTAGGGTACTCGGCTGCATCTCAAACGAGAATAAGCCTACCTTAGCAGTCGTGTGTTTCAACAAATGAAATATCATCTCTGAAAACAGTTCTGTCTTACCAATGCCTGTACCTGCTCCCACCAGGATAATCTCGTGGGTACGGATGCCTAGCATCTTCTCGTTCATCGAATCCCACGGATACGGTACACCTGCCTCTGTATCCACAAACGCTTCGTCGATCAAGTCTTCAAGTAAGCACACACCGTCTGGTGCAAACTTCTTGGGACTGTACAAGGCGTTACGAAGTTCGGCTCCCTTGTCTGCTATCAACATTTCGTTAGCGTCTTTGTAAGGGCTTGGCAATTCAACAATGTGAGCCTTGCCGTTTGGTATAAGGGCTGCACATTCATTGCTTGCTTCACGTCCTGCGTCGTCCATATCGAAACAGAAGACGACCTTCTCAAATGAGCATAGCCATTCAAGGTTGGATGCTATGGTAGACTTGGCTTCTTTGCATCCTTTAGGGATACTTACAACGGCTCGGTTATGTTTAACGCTTGCATTGAACACTTGATGTACCGTGATAGCGTCAACCTCACCTTCTGTTATGAAGATGTCCCACTTGGGGGCGTTGTTCCACAGATGCCTACCGTAAAGCTCTTTGTGTTTGCCGTCGCCTAGTAATGAGAACTTTTTATCTTTCATTCTCACCTTCTGACAAAGCAATACACCTTCGGCATTACGGTAGTTCGCCACTTGGCAAGACTTGCCGTATAGTGTGCTTGTGCCGTACTCAAAGAAACGACACGACTCTTCACTCAACCCACGTTTAAGGAGTGGCTTGTAAGTGAGTTCAATAAAATCTTCTTTCACAAATAGAAGCTCCTCCTTTTTTTCTTGTGGAATATAAACAGGCTTGTCTTTCTTGGGTCTTGCGTTGGCATAGCCATAGTAGCCACACCCCATGCCGAAGCACTTCTCGTAGCCGTCGTTGTAGGTGGCTAGATTATTCTTGCTTCCGCATTCAGGACAAGCCATGTGTTTGACAAGCTTACGTTTTAGATTCATGGAAGGTGTCCCTCCAGATCTCAAGCTGTTGCTCAAAGCGTTTCAAGACAGGGTGGTTTTGGTCGACTCTTGTAAAGAACCTTGTAAGGGCTTCAATCGTTTCTTCTCTCGTCATGCCTTTTTGTGAGGATGTGAAGTAGTATTTGTTACGACTCCCACCACCTGCCATAGGCGTGATTTCAAGGGTGAAATTAAATTGAAGTACCGCTCGGTTAGGGTTCATGCGTTGAGTCAACGCCCTAGCCTCTTCAACATCTTTCTCTTTACTGACTGGCACTGAAAACCCTGTGAGCATATCTGAACAAAAGAAGCTAAAAAGGATTTGTTTTTTTACGTTTGCGTACACGCCTGTTACTCCTTTGGTTCTTTCGCTTGGTTGCCCAAGCTTTTACGGTTTCTAGTGACTGCACCGCAATACAGGGGGGGACTTCATTCCACGCCATAACGGAGTAGTCGTCATAAGTGTTGGGCTTGTCATATCTAGGGAGTAGTCTGTAGCCAACTTCGTGAAGTTCACGCCTAGCCCCTTCATGCGCCCTGTGAGACGATATAGGGAATTGCCTGAACCAAACTCTACGTTCACGCAAACGAAAGCATAGGGGCTTAACAGTACGGCTCATTATGGACTCCAACACACAAAGCTTGAAAAACTGCCGTCATAAGTATTCAAGTCAATCTCTGGCAAGTCCAGTGCATCGACTCTCTCATCAAGGATTGCGTCAATCTTGGCGATAGTATCCATGCCTAACTGCATACAACGCACTGGCTTAGGCAAGGCACCAGCAATATCAATCTCTTGATTCATGCCTGCTGAACGTCCAAGTTCTGTGAATACCCACACTTCGTCACAATCGACAAGCATTTGAATACCACGCTTGATGCCAGCTTGCCGACCTGTCCGCTCATCGATGAACTGTGGGTAGAACAAGTGAGGGGCGAACGGATTGTTGCCTGTCCCTACAACAAACCTACACGCTTCTTGTGCGTACAACGTGTTTCGTTCAATGTCCCCAGCGAAAGGGGAGCATACGAAAATCTTTTTCATCTACTCTTCCTCTTCCACTTGGCAGAACATTTCGTCAATCAATACTTCTATTTCATCAATGACTGATTGAAGAGAGGCTGTCTTGAGTCGAAGCTCATTGACTGCTGTTGCAAGATCTTTAGACATCGTTTCTTGGTCTCCTTGAGGTCTTGGAATATGTCTGCATCACTCCATGCTGTCTGTTCGTGAATCCACGATAAAATGGATTCCTTATCTTTGGCGTCGCACCACTTAAACCCATGCTTGGTCGCCCACATTGAAATTGTGGTTTTGCTTCCCTTGTTGATTGGTTGTGTTGGACGGTCAAAGATAAAACGAATATCCAAGTGAGGAGCTGACGCTTTAACTAGTAACATTTTCTGTCGGTCTGCGGACTCGAACATTCCCTTTGTTTCAAGGATGATGCCGTTTCCGAGTATCCAGTCTGGCTTATAGAAGTGAAGCTTTGCTGGTTTTATGTAATGTAGTTGTTCTGATTCGTAAGTGAACTTTGCCCCTATGGACTTGAGCCACTCGCCAAGTTGTTTCTCGCTTCCACTACGGTATCCGCCACCACGCTTAAAGCGAAATGGTTGGTATGCCACTAGAAGTCGTCCTCGCCTAGCTCTTCATCGTCTGCTTGACTGGGAGCTGTTGCCGTGTGAACGTAGCCGTCTTCTTCGGATTCGTCAAACATGAGAGCATCATTGCTGCCAGTGTATTCTTCAAGTTTGATAATCTGTACGGCTTTTAATTTAGTTGAAACGCCAAGTGATCCACCAGATGCTAGCATATTGTAGACGCTCGCTTCAAACTGAACACGACAAATAGAGCCGTTGCCTACAAGTAGGTTGGTATCCGTGATGCGGTTTGCTTTGGCATCAACAACGGATACATGGCGTTCAAACGTCGTGCCGTCTTTCTTCCCAGCCTTTGATGCGGTCTTGAAGCTCATACGAATCTTCCCTTCGGGGATCGACTCATTCATATCATGGTTTTTGTAGAAACGGTTGGTGAAGTTGCTGTATACATCCTTAATGTCTTTAGGTTTCTTGCCTTTAGACTTGAGTACCTTTAGCACTTCTGAACCATTTTCACGGAGATACTCTTTGAGCATATCATCTAGCTTGGAAATCATCTCTTGCGTGTTTACGTCTGACTCATCAAACGTCATGGTAATCTCGTAATTCTCTTCACCAGGATTAAACTTGTCTTCACGAGGCTTTGTAAGCCACGCATAACTCGCTTCACCTTTCGGTGTTAGTACCTGAACATATTTCTTACTCATGTTCTTTCCTTTTACATTTAGGTATCTTTCACTGTAGATACACGACAGGATTGGATCATGTTGTTACAAGAATAATCCTGTTGTATAGCTACCTATAAGTCCTTATAGAGTACGTTAAGGGCATTTCTTACTTCGTAAGAATATGCTCCTTCTTACCTTCTATGTGTTTTGTTTATCTATCCTTCCATTACCTTCCATTTTTATGCTCTTGTTGACCCTATCCCCCCCTTACCCCCCCTTTCCACGTCCTGCCGCCCTATCCCCATAGGCTCAAAACCCCTATCCACAAAGGAAAGCCCCCCAAAGTGAGATGGGGGGTTCTGTGTAGAAATTAGAAAGGAATCTTGAGAGAAAAAGAAGGATGTTTTGTTATCGGCTTCTCTGTCCTATGGGGAGTCATGGCGGAAACCCTTGCGAGAGTAGGGTTTAGACCTTATAAAAAAAGTGATTTTTAAAAACAATTAGATTTTTCAATGAGTGACTGGGTTTCAGCGATTTTATAAAATGTTTTTACTGGGTTCCAGGCACACAACAAATGCGTTAATAGTGAACAAATGAGTATACCATTTTTTCGTTATCGGCAACATGGCTTAAAAGCAAAAACCCTCCCTTGAAAAAGGAGGGTGCGTAGCTTGGCTTAAGCAAAGAAAAATTTCGACTGCAAAATCTGGTCCAGGTTAAGCTTGCCTTTAGGAGGAAGTGCGTATACTTCACCCCCTAGTGAACGTGCCAAGTCTTCAAGGGGGTAGTGGTCTCGGTACAATTCGACAAAGGCTTCCCTTAACAACTGTGACGCTAGTTCGGTGTGCTTAGGGGTTGTGCCGTAAGAGTCATGGACGAGAGCGAACTTATCCAGACCTTGACGCTTTGCCTTATTCACATACATCATTAAGGCGGTGGCATCCATGCTATGTACGAAGTTGGGACTCACGCCTAACACTTGGGCTTCAACGTCAATTTTAGACGTGGCTTTCGTGAGGCGTGGCTGGTAACGCTTGTCGTACAACTTGATATTCAAGCGTGACGTTGCCAACTTAAAGTTTTCCATAAGTACAGGAAAGCCTATCGGCGTCGTCCATTCTATACGATTGCCTGCCTTGCTTTCTCTTAGCGTTATGGCTTGAATCCAGTCCATGACAAGGGGAGCGGATGACACCACTTGCTTAATGGCGTTCCACACATAGGGCGTTATGGCTTGGCTTGCGATGAAGTGATCTGCGAAGGGAATCTTCACGCCTTCATCTTGAAGTTCTTTCAGGTAGAGTTGGACGTATTCTAGGCAACTCCATTCCGTGCCACCATAAGGCAGAATCATAACAGGACGCTTAGTCAACTTGCGGTTGGTATGTTCCCACTCAAGCCAAGTCCTAAGCATAGCCTCGCCCTTGCTAGGTCTCCCTGCTCCCTTGTCACTCTTTAGGTTGCGTTCTTGCTTCGCCTTGTCAACATCTAACTTGACATTCTCTTTCATGGCATCACACACGGCTTGGTAGATGTCCTTCGGTTTATCGCTTGGTACAAGGTTGACTTCTGCTCCGCCTACCTCATCGAGCATCATAGCACTAAAATGTTGTAAGCCGTTGCAAGTACCGTCAAGGGCGATAGGCAAGTGAGAGACAAAGCCATAGCCTTGTTGCTTGAATCCTGACCACTCCAAACAGAACGCCAAAAACTGAAACGGTGAATCGGCTTCACTCCACATCGTGTTACTGTAGGGGTCTTCTGCAATGGCTAGAATAGCCCCTTCATTGCTCTGTACCCATGCGATACGCTCTTCAAAGGATACTTTATCGACGCCGTACAAGTTTGCACCGTGTATGGCAAGCCAGTTCGACTCTGTTTGGTTGTCGATTGAATCACCTTCCGCAAAGTGAAGCATTGCCTTAGCCCAGTCCGCCCCTTGTGGGTTCAACAAACTAGGGACGGCATACACACGCCCTCTGTAGTCCAAGTTGTAGGGAAAGTAGATGCGTTCCTCCCTGCTAAACTGTTCGGCAATGTTTAGTGTGAGTTCGATTTGGATCCGATGCCCTCGACTCTTGGCGTTCTTATTGCGGATGTCTCGGGTTTCCTTCTTCCACGTTTCAAGCCGTTTCTTTTGCTTGGGTGTAAGCGTTTGGTTCTTGTCATAGGCTACTGGTGTTGGAGGGAGGTCGTCGTCGTAACGGCTAGGTAGGGCAATGGTTGAGCCTGCTTCCCACAACTGCGTGATGATGCCAAGCACTCCTCCGTTAATCTTCCACGCCGTCGCCTGTATGGCGTTTAACGCATCATAAACTTGGGGCATCTCGGGGAGGTTGTTGAGGTACTGCTTGTTGCCCTTCTTAATGAGTGGGACTTGGAGCATATCGTGCCAGTATCCACCCTCAAACGCACTGCTCCACGCCTTCGGTTCACACACCATAGGCAAGAACTTAGGGCGTAACATCTCTACGCTATTGTTGAAGTCCTTAATCCACTCAATCACTTCACGCTTGGGTTGAATCATGTTGGTGGTCTTGCCTTTAGCGATTGACGTTTCAACTTCTATAAGCTCTGTCGCCTCCATGAAGCAATGAATCAACGCAAAGCCTACATGAGCCTTGCCCTCATCACTCCACCTGTCCCAACGCACATCCTTCTTCTCCATAAGATGATTGAAGGCTCCCTTGATGTGCTTGTTTTTGGTCTGTTTCTTTCGATAATCGTCTAGGCAATACTCAACGTACTTGGGATGTTCTTTACGAAACTTTGAAAATTTGAGGTTGTCTTCAACGGCGTTACCTACACGACACGCCAAGCTGCTGAACTTAATCGGCTTAAGTATTAGATTGATGACGACTTGCGACACGATGAGAGCCAAGACTTTAGAAGGCACGTCTTGAATAATCACAAACGCCTTGTGACCAAAGCCTGCTCCGCCGTTCTTACATTCCTTTTTAAATTGGTCGATGCGGTCAATCACCTTGTTTAAGTTCTTGTCAAGGATACGGCTAGCTGGTGCTGTTTCAATTAACGTGTCACGGTCTACCGCTTTACTGAAATTGCGACGGTAACGGTACACGCCCTTCTGGAGCATCTCTTCTTCGGCAATCAATTCTCTTTCTAAGTCAGCCATAAAATCCATGTGGTTAAATCCCTTCATAATTCGTTACAAACGGTGTTAAATGAAGGAGTGAAGGCGGTCTTGCACCACGCAAAAGCCACGCTGTGGTTTATGAATAATTAAGAATACAAGCCTGTATTTGTTAAGCCTTGTCTTTACTATACTTTGTGATTTAATTGTTGGTGGTGGTCTGCAAAATCCTTATCCCCAGTTCGAATCTGGGTGTCGCCTTTTTTAAAACCCTTTAATACCAACGATTAAACCGATTGTATAGCTCTTAACATTCAGTTACAAATCGACCACAAACCGCCACATATTGGGCTAAAAAACCACATTTGAGGTTCATGGACTCCACTCCGAGAGCTAGGGAACATCAGGTTCCTTTCTTGTTAAAAAATCTTTCAAGGGCTTCATCTATGATCGCAATGTGCCTTTTTGAATACTGGGATTTCTTTGCTTTTCTATTTTTTGCTTTTCTATTTAAAGATTTGTGATTTTTTACCCTTGTCATAGAATCGATTATCATTTTTTGAGGTAGAGTTAAATCCACAAATCCATATCTTACCAACCACTCCTGAAATGTCATTCGTGCGTGTGCGTTACTCATAACAATTCACCGCCTTTCAATTTCCACTGGATCAGATACCCCTCAAAAGGTAAGTCGCCGTATTGAGCCACAAAGAACGCCTTCATTTCTTCAAAGTCTTTGAAGCCGTCGTCTTGAGCAAGGTTATCAAGGACTTCTTGTGTATCCTCCGCACCAAAATCAATAGTCTCTGCACTTGAGCTGGTTTCTATCCAGTCTTCGGATATTATGACTTTGCAAATATGAGTTACTAAAGCTTCGCCCAATTTGCGACACGCCTTAGTGCGTTGCCCTGTGTAGAGCTGGAGGGTGTCCCCCACTTTGAAGCGGTTCGTCCGTCGTATGGTTTGCGTCTTTTTGCCAGTGGCGACCAAGTCCGCAAACTTGGCTTTAAAGTTAATTGCTATCATCATTCACCTGCTTTCTCTAATTTAAAATTGTCACAATACCATTCCCATACTAAGGGCTTCTTTTGAATGTAAGGCTCCGCACGGCGGAATCTTTTCTTTGTGATGACGGCATACCGATAAGCACGATCCGCATCGTCAAAAAATACATTCTCCGCCCAATCACAAGCCCCATAAACTTCGCAGTATTTCAAGAGCCAATCGGGGTCTAAGTTAAGTCCTGCGTGTATGTCGTGCAATTTTATAAAGAAATCACAGACGCTTTCTATAAATTGTGCAAAAGATTGACAGAATATAATCAAACGTGGCTGTATCCACAAAGGTACTTTTTTATCAAGCATGGCTCACCTCCTGCGGTGGTTGGGCAAGCGGTTGCCAGTGAGTAGGATTCATAATCAGTGCCAACGGAAACAGTGAAAGCCACGTTCCGTATGCGATGATGTCGATAATGCGTAGTATAGTCTCACTCATCGGATGACGCTCTTCTAGCCGCTTCTTTAGCAGCCGTAAGTTGACGAGCAAATCGAGCCGATGTTTCCCTTTCGATATTTACTCGGCTCTCAAGGGCTTCAGCCTTTTCCTCAAGGACTTTATTCCTTGTAAGCAAGCGGTCGTTCTGTATCTCTAAGTCCCAAATCTTTAAATCAGCTTGAGTCAACATTTTCTTGTACTGATTTAATTCGTCCTTAACGTGGTTTTCATCGTCAACAGAATACCAGCGATCTTTATTCATGGCGTTCTCCTTTACTTCATTGCTACTTCAAACGCACGGCTCAAGGCTTCGGGGCTTAAGTGTGCATAACGGTGTGTACTAACGGTGGAGCTATGCCCCATTGCCTTACCTGTGTCAAACAGTGGTACTCCACTGCTTACTAAGGTCGAAGCAAACGTGTGTCGTGTGACGTATGGGACTAGCTCATCAGGCAATTCTAGTTCTGCTTTCATACGGTTCCAACGCTTGTACCAAGACTGATAGGAATAAGGGTAGAGTCTGCCGTCTGGCGTAGCGTAAAGCACACGACGCTTGATAAAGTCCCTTACCTCACCCATAAGTGGGACGACGTGTTGCTTGCCGTTTTTCATCTCTTCTTTAGGGATGACAATCATGTCCCCCTTGACGTGATAGGTTGACAAGTGCAAGGCGTTACGAGTCCTTAAGCCTGTCTTCAACATAATAATAAACATCTCTTCAAGCTTCTTGTCTTCACGACGCATCCACTGACGGATGTCTTGGATTTGTTGATGGTTCAAGTAAATTTCTCGTGTGCTGTCCTCCTTCGTTCTCGGGATTCTGACAAGTCTTTCGATGTAGTCACCTTCCATGCCCCACTTGAGCATCAACGATAAACTAGAAAGCTTACGATTGACGGTGGTGTTTGTGTTTTCTTTCTGCAAGTGTGCCGTATAAACTCTAATCTTGCGTGTGTCGATGTCTTTAAGGGGTGTCTCTGCTCCGAAGTAGTCCAACGCACACTGCCCTCTCTGGCGTGATTTAAGTCCGTCCTTAGCAAACTGCCAAGTCTGATTCCAGACACCGTAGAGAGCATCCTGTAGCGTTGCCTCGTAGAGTCCTTGCTTGACGGCTGGTTTCAAGTTACTGATTAAGTCAACTTGTAGCCAGTCGCCTTGTTTAACGTAGAAGTCTAGGGTTTCTGCTTCCCTCAAGGTCTTAAAAGATTTGCGGACACGTCGTCCGTCTCTGCCGTCTGTAAATAAAACTTCAAATGAATTACCACGTTTAGAGATTGCCATATTATCGATTCCTTTCATGTTCAATTTAGGGGTGATAGAAAGCCCCATTCTTATTTATGTTTTATGTGTCAGTCGATGCTCAAAAACTCTTCAAGGCGTTTGCTTAATTGATAAGTTTTGTAGATCCCCTTGTGTGTGTCACGGATACTCACTAAGCGGTGCTTGTGCATCTCGTAGAGGTGTCTTAGTGCTACTTGCCTTGTAACCATAAGGTACTGCTCCGCTTCTCTCACTGTGCAAAGTCCTACTTCATCTAGCCAAGCAATGATTACGCTATAGACTAGGACTGTGCCTTTCTTGGTGTCGGGGGGAACAAGTCCCCCCTCCTTGAGATTGTTACTCAAGCCGTTAATATCCATTCTACCAAAACCTCCTGAAACCGATTGAGACTTCAAACAAGCCCAATCCTATTGTAACATTGTGCCAGTTATAAAATCTAGCAACCTTTGAAAAATCAAACTGTAAATAAAATCCTTTCGTTCTACTGATAAATACTTGAAACACTTTTAAATCTAAAAACATGGGTGGTTATTTCCTCTCACAATTACGGAATACAAAACTAAAACAATTAAAAAATGTGTGTCAACGTCCAGACAAAGAAGGCTATTAGCACGCCTCCGATCAACTCTCCGATAATGAAGCAACGCTTGGGGTCTCTAAACCACCACTCGGTGAAAGTGTGGATTTTACGCATTGCCTGCCCCCTGCACCGACGGCATCTTGTAAAGAGCATAAAGTTCTTTACGGATTGCTCTCTGTTCAGCAAAGTGGGAATCCATTTCCCTAGAGCTTGCAGACATCCATACCCCTAAGTTCCTCCTGTCTGCTTCGAGCCTATCCACAAATCGGATATAATCATTATTAAAAGCTCGAAGCATATTAGGAAGCCTTTTTGCGGTGTACTCGAACTCCTTGTCAAGCCCCTTGTCTTCAAGTGTCAACCCACGTTTAAGCATTGTAGTCTAGCCCTTTCCTTACTTGATTTAATCCCTCGTTGTAGTCGATGCGTTCAAGCATCTTAGCTGCCTTCCTAAGGTCTTTCAGTGCCTCTAGAACTGGTGTAACCTCTTGTCGTGGGACTTGTTCACCTGGTGGCTTTAATGTCGGGTAACTAGGCTTGGTGACGGCGTTGTAAGGGTACATAGTCGCTACTCCATATCGTTTTCTTTTCATTCGGGGGAACGTCGGGTTCAACATCATCCAAGATGAGTAAATGGGGGGCGTTGACGGTATCTCTACCGATCCAGTTTAAGTCCCCTCCGCAAAGGCTTACACGGTCGTCAGGTGTCCTTAATAGGATTCGTGCCAACTCTAGGCAAGTGAGTTCTTTCTTAGGCATTAAATGTTCTCCTCGAAACGGTATCTTGTACCTTTTTTAATAACTCTAAAATCTTTGCTTGCTGTACCGTCTTTGGCTTGCAAGTAGTAGCCCTCCCCCTTCCCCTTTGGGAATGTAGCAGGGAGCAAGACGACCTCTCTCTCAAGGTAAAAATACTCCTTTATCATTTCCTTGATACCTTCAACGCTTGGGGCGGATGCAATCAGTCTAGGCATTATTTAAGCCTCCTTTTTTGGCTCTGTTGATTAGTAACTTTCCAGCATCGGCTAGTCCTAGTGCATAGCCTCTTAGGTATTGTGTAGACTCATTGCTAGGGGCTTGCTCTGCCTTTACTGCCATGTTCTTGGCTCGCTGATTCAATGCTGGGACTACACTCCCTAGTGTAACGCTTGTACTGTGCATCCCTAGACGGTCTAGCTGGTCTTGAATGTTCATGTTGTCTTTCATGGTGTTTAGTCCTTTTCTAGTTCTTTTATGTTTTGTTCAAGTTCAAAGATGTGTCTCTCAAGGTTTTTAATCTCTTGATACTGTTCTTTACATTCAGAGGCTACTTTCATGTAGGCTGTTTTCAAGTCTTCATGCGTCATCGTTTCTAAAAAAGAAAATGTTGGGGTCATGGTATTCAATCCTTTACTTTGCTATTGCGTAAACGCTGTAAACTGTTTCGTGTGCCTCGTGGTACGCTTTCAACGAAATGAGAGAAGCCACGACGACGGATAAAATAACAAGGGCGATGATTTGGTTCTTCATGGCGTATCCTTTACGGTTGTTCAGTGAATAGAAAAAGATTCATTTGCTTTTCTTCTTCAACTTGGAATAGGGTCAACTGTCCACGGATGCCTAGATCTTCGTCTTGGCTAGGGAATGTTAAAAGCTCCATTATTCAGCCTTTCTGATTGATAAATCTGACTTTTACAACTCACTAAAGAAAAGGGGGAGGGTTTGACGGCTCCCCTTGTACCACAATGCCTATGCGTTTTCTTTCAATTCCAACAAATAAGCCTTGTCTTCCTCGTGGAGGTCGTTCAGATTGTTTTCGTCTAAAATATCAGAAAGAAACCCTTCAATTCCACCGTAGGGCGTGTTTATGAATAGGTCCAACTTGCCATTGTTTACCATTAGCACGTTGTAGTCTTCATCCTCAAGCCATACGTCGCCGCTGTTAGGGTTGAAGCCCACTCTTTTGAGTTCTCCAAAAGTATTTCTTGCAAGTGTTGTAAAGCTGTTGCTTCTGTATAATTTCAAAAGCTCATCTTGCAAATAGGTTTCACGGTCACAAGTAAAGTTCAATTCATTGTATAAGACGGTCATTAGGTGGTACTCCTTAACATTTCGCAACACAAGCAACGCCTAACTTGACGCTTCTCTTGACTGCGTGGTACTATTGGACTTAATCAACTTGGCTAAGTGGTCTGGAGCGTGGCTCCGTTCCGTCTGTGCTTCGTTGTGGTTATGTGTACAACATTGACACAGGTTGTACAACTTTGCAAGTGTTTGTTACGAAATTGTTACAAAGCTACATCAAATGAATGATACAGTAAGCCAAAAGCATATATTAAAAGACGGTCGAAAACGCCGTGCTTTGCAGGTTTCAGACCATGCGTGGGATGTTGTGAGCCGTCTCGCATTGCGTAACGAATACCGAACGGTTTCCCTATTGGTTGAAGCCATTGGCAATGGGGAGATAGAGCTTAGAAAGAAAGACACTAGCAATGAATAAGATGCTTTTAAGCCTTTATCTTGTCTTTGCCTTAATTGCCTCCCCCTGTTTGGCTTTGGCTGACTATGAACACATTGAGATTGAATCCGTAGAGGTTCCACTAAAAAGCACTAAACTAAGAAAGTATTTTAGGGGCTACTCGTTCACTGTTCAAAACAAGGCATCAAAGCCAGTTCACTTAATCAATGCACAAGTAAAGAACGGTATCGACGGATCAATGGCTTACGCTCTTATTGATGACGGGAGCGGTGTTGGTATTTGGTGGGCGATATGCGGACCAGTTGGCTTAATCACGTTCGGGATAGGTTGGGCTGTTGGTTTGGTTGGGACGCCTGTTTACCTTATTGTCAATAGTGTGAAAAAGAAGAAAGCTCGGGTCGAGTCATTAGCCTATACAAGCGTTGTGGACTTAGGAGTTCTAAACACTGGCGACACAATAGAAGTCAAGACGCTTGCACGACTTGGGACAAAACCACAATTAAAACTAACCATGCAAGATACGGATACAAAAGAAGTCTTTTCAGTCTCTCACTAGCCAACCACCCCACGCCCTTACAATGTATCCAAACAATCCCTAACACCTCACCACGAGGCACACACTAGCCTCTCAATGAACGTATGAATAACGCACACACGACACGAGAGAGTAACGCAAGGCATCCTCAAGCATACGTTCACTAGTCATGCGGTTGTGGTGTAATGGGACGCAAAAATAAAGCAAACATTTGTTTACCTTTTCACTCAACATACACGTGAACAACGTATAACCATACTACTATTGCCATTTGTTTACTACTATTCGGTTGTCAAGGTACTAAAGGAATGTTTAATCCCCTATACTATCCACTAAATACGCCTGTCAAGCCCTCCTTGTGGCGTGTGGTGTGGTCTAAAGTGTGGTTAAGGTGTCATCAAAGCCATTCACATACAGGCAAGGCGAGGGGGCTAGGGGGGAAGTCTGAATCCCAATAGTACGTTATACCCCCACACAAATCTTGGAGTGGTTTTTACGTTACCCATTCTCTCAATACATAATTCCTGCCAAGTTTTAGAGACGACTACGTTGTGAGAGAGAGCGTAGTGTCCTATGAGAGCGATTGTGTGCCTCGTGGTGATGTCTTACGGTGTGCTTGGCTATGTTCTTATGCGTTTGCTTGTTACGTTGCTTAGGGAGGCGTACAGTTGCCTTGAAGGTGTCTGTTCATTATTACAAATGTTTAAACATACTTCAAGGCATTGTAACGTTTAATAGCTAAAGTCTTTATTAAAGTTTGTCGTAGTACCATTGCACTTTGTTTCTTAGGTAGTCCCCAACCTCTTCGGGCTTAAGCTTACGAATCACATTGTTTATAAGCAACGGATAAGGTAGTGAGGAGATGTCGGGCTTACCACGACTTGATGTCTTAGGGTTCTTAAGTCCAAACTCATAATGAGTGTACACGGTGTCTGGTGCGATAGGGATGTTGTATTGCTTGCAAAGATCCGCTATGGTGTAACACATGAGTTCAACTTGGTTCTTGGTAAACAAGGCTTTAGGGTTTGTAGGATGTCCGCACAAGGCGATACCGATAGCAAAGCTGTTGCCTCCACCACAATGAGCTGCATAAGGTTTATCAGCATCAGGCTTGTTGTAATGCTTCGCTTGCTTCCAAACATTAGGACTAAGGACTCTGTTGTTTGCTTCTACAGGGTACTTGCCTCTTATGACGCTCTTGTTTGTGACAAGGAAGTGATAGTGTTCTTTGTCTGTGGCATTCGGGATGAGTCCACCTGCCGTCCAGTGCATACAGATTCTTTTCATCGTGTGCTTACCTTTCTTGGGGGTAACTCGTCTTGGTCGTCGTCGTCATGCTTGAATGCAACGTCTTCTGGGTCATAGTCTGGTGACTTCAATAGGGCATAGTTTAGGGATTCAATGTCATCAAGCCGCAAGTTGACGGTCAACAAACGAACCTCCGCAATGCGTAAGTTGTCAAAAAGGATTACGTTTACGCCAATAAGCCAAGCCGCTACACTTTGAATCAGTAGGCTTGCAAGTGCCTTCGTTCTAGTCATTCCTCTATTCTCCTATCCAGTTATAAGTTTGACCCTCGTCGGGGTCTATTCCCATTGCTTTAAAGAAGGCGTTCTCCTCCTCTACAACGGCTTGATACGCAAGTTCCTTAAGTGTCTTCTCATCATCACGATTAACCTGTTCCATGAGGTAGCCACAAGCCCCTGCTAGGGCATCTAGTCTATCGTCGTGGGCTAGGCATCCTCTCTCTTCACTCAAGCGTGTGAGTTGGTAGAAAAGACAATAACGTAGAGGATGTGAGGTTGATTGTTTGCCTGTGTCTTCTGCTTGTAAGTCTTGAGTAATAACAGACGTATCAACAACAAGCTTGTGACTTGAGATTAAAGGCTCAAGAACATTCAGAATACGCTTCTCTTTGTACGTTCTGTTGGAGACACTGGCATCTTCCACCATGACAGGGAACTTCTTGTTAAGTTCTGCTTGAAGGAGTTGTGTAAACATCCCTCCACCGTAGTTCTTTTCAGTGATTATTTTGTTGACTTGAAACTCTTTGGCAAGATTCACAATACCATTGAGTGTGTCGATTGAATAACCGTCTCTAAAGCCTGTAGACTTCATTAGATAGAGCCTACCTGCTAGGGTGTAAACAATCACAACGCCTGTTTCATCTTTACCCTGACCAGACGGATCGATGTACATGAGTTTCATGTCGTAAGGGAGCATCTGTTCTTTGGTAATGTGCAAGGGGGAATAGTAGTAGTCGTTACGCATCCCTACGGATTTAAGATAATCCACCTTATTTTCGGGGTTATTCGTCCATACGACACGAATCGGAGCCACTTCTCTATCACAATCCATAACAATTAGGTTGCGAAGTTTCAAAGGGGTACGCTCATCGTCTGTAAGTGTGGTGTCTAGGTTGTATTGACGTTCAAAACCTGCCTTACCCATGCCGATTAGACGTCCTCTAAGGTCTTCATCGTCCAAACGTTCGGGGTCTGTAGCCCTTCCTGCGAGGTCTGGGTTCGCTCTCACGGCTTCAATGATGCTAGGGGCGTATGTTTCTTCAAACTGTTCAGCTTTTTCAAGCGTGGGGTATGTGGCTCGCCATTGACGAATGCGATAGCCCTTTTCTTTAAGCTTGTTGTAGACGGTATCCTCACTGTGAGGTGTGCCTAACGCACAAATGCCTCCACCTTTCTTTAGAACGGCTTCGTATTCTTCAAAGACTGCTTCAACTCTTGCTCTTGCAGCATGGGTCAAGGTGTTGCGTGGGGTTTCGTTATCATCAGGAAAGATATGGTCGGCTCGGAAGCCTGTAATCTGTGATGTAATCGAACGCCCCTCAACGCTAGGGTCTTTCGTGATGCGGTTTGGTCTCACATAGAACATGGAGGCACTGTCGATCTGGTCGGGGTCTGGTATTAGAAAGCCACAATAAGGGAACTGTGCAATAATACGCCGTGCTTGCTCAACAAACTTCTTGGCAAGGTTGTACGTTTCAGACGTAATTAGGATGTTAAGTTGTGGCTGTATCATCAGTAGCCAAACAACGAAACATTGAAGGATTGAGGACTTACCACACCCACGATAGGCTTGTAGAATGTCTCGTCCATTGCCTGTTAGGTATTCGTCTTGGAGATAATCTGCCATTTCACGTTGAATGAGTGAAGGCGGTTGCCAGTGGTACAGGTCAACGAATACATCCGTCATAAAATTTACAAAACGGCTGTACTTCTTTGGTATTGGGTGTTGACTCATTGACGCTTTCTCATGGGTAGGACGTTCTGCACATCGTCAAGGCTCATGAACTCATCATCGCTAGGGATTGACTCTAAAGTCTTTTCAAGCTTGTTGAGAGCAGAGCCAGGTGTGTTGACGGCGGTAATGTTGTTGTGCTTAAGGATGTCTAAAGCGACACGCATCAAGTTAGGTGTACGCTTCTCTTTGTCTTTCAAGTCCTTAAGCACGTCCCCTAGCAATTGTTCATGTATCTGGGCTAGGGTCTTGTTGAGGTCGTTGTTAGCCATTGAGCCTGTAGTCCTTCTCGTCTTCGTAAGCTTGCTCGCCTACGTCCTGCCAGTGGTCGTACTCCTGAATCTCGTCTTCTTCATCGTCATGGTCTAGTGAATCAGTGTGTTGGTTCGTCCAGTATTCATAGGGGCATCCCATAATGTTAATCCTTGCTGTTGTGAAAACCAGCAATGACTCTCAACAACTCTTCATGGAGTTTGTAAGCCATTGTGATGTTCTGTATATAAACTTGACGGTCTTCCTTATTGGATTGGTCTCTGCTTTCTAAAGCTTTGATGTGGATCTCCCTGTCGTTCTTGTTCTGCTTGAACAACATAAACATGAAGACGAGCAAACCGCCTGTTGAGCCGACTTCTGCGACGGCTTTAATAAGTTCTAAATCAAACATAAATACTCTCTTATGGTTGAGGGAGGGCTTTTACACCCTCCCTTTACATCCTATGTACTAGGTGGTAGGGTCTGTCCCTGTGATTGCTTTAAACAACTTGCGAGCAAAGTCTGCTACCTTGTTGTCTTTGTTGGTCTTGGTGACTTGTGCAACGGTGTGTAATACACGAATTGCAAGTCCAGCGAAAGTGACTCCTAATGAGCCAGCGAGAAAGTCTATCATGGTTGTGTTTCCTTAAATGGGTACGGTTACGCCTGCGAATGTAGATAGGGAGTGCATCGCACAAAGCAATCTAGGTATACGCAAGCCTGTTCTTCGGTCTGTAATAACGGTTGAAGCAATCTTTTGCCCAACGACTGCTGTGGAGGACGCTATTGTAATCCTTGTAAAGGGCTGTAGTGTCCGAGTCCGTGCGTCAAAAGTCAACATAGTTGTCCCTGCGTTAAAGATATACGCACAAGTGCCTTGCCTGTCTAGCCCTCCACTTAGTGGTTCGATAGGAGCAGATACAGGGCTATAGGTGCAACATGCCCCAGTGTTAAAGGCAGGAAACCCTTCGTAAGGGGCTGTATTAGTCCATGTCCCATTAGCTCCACCTGCAATATCTAACACGTCTAAAGAAGTTGAGTTAGCCCCTCTAAAACTAAAGATTTGACTGTAGCGAGCGTTCTTAGCGATGTCGAGCTTCATCCCAAAGGGTTGAAATGACATCACGCCAGCTCCTACGGCGTTACCCCTAGCCCCATAAGTCGTGGTACTCCAAGTGTCCGCTGCTTGACCACCTACAATAGCATGGGCTGCGTAGGTGTAGGTCGTTGCCACTGCATTTGTAAACAGTAGAATCTCGTTGGCATTCTCAACAACGTATTTGGCGTTAGCAGAAGGTGTAACCGTCCATGTTGGCACGGTGTAGATAGGACTCACCCCTGCCGTGTGTGACGTAATCTTACGCCGTTGCCCTGTGGCAGTAGGGTTTACAAGGTCTTCCACGATACGAATCTGGAAGTTTCGATACTCATTGGCAAGAACACTAGAATCCCCACCTGATACTTGACCTGTCAATGTAGTTGCACTAATTGCCGTTGCTACAAGTGCCTTCATTTGGTGTTCTCGTGACAAGGAGTTGTAGCTATATTCTCCTTCAATAAAGCCTTCACCTGGCTTTTGAAAGTACGGTGTATAGAGGGAGTCAAGGGCAACCATTGAAGAATCAGTGGCGATTGTGGCAGGGAGGTTAGTCGTTGCAAGGTTGCCTGAAAGTAAGTTTAACGCAGGGTCAAACCACTTGAAGATACCAGCCGCTACTGTGCCTGCCCCTAGCATATAGACTCGCCCACTTAATATCTCAATAGCCGAACCCACTACAGGCGTGAAGCTCAAAGGGGCTGCGAGTGTAATCAATGGGGTAGTCGATGATGTGTTCCCCACAATGTGACGCTCTTCTGTTTTGCCTGTACCACCTGTACCGTTGTCGATGACACGAATCTTGTAGCCGATACCGTCTCCACGATTAGCAAGCTGATTGACTCCTACAGTCGTTCCTAGTGTTGCACTTGGCGTAACGGTCGTCGTTGTAGCCCCAGACGCAATCGTTCCACGAAAGCCATGTGAGGGAGCGAATACGGAGGCAGCACCAGCACCAAAAATACCTGCTAGCGAGGGGTTTACCTTTCCTGCCCAGTCGTTCGTAATTGGATTGTAGAGATTCAAAAGTGTTGCCGAAGCGAGGCTGTAAGTAAGAGGATGTGCATCTTGATTGTTCCGTAGATCGCTTGCTAGGGCTGTGCCTACACCGAATACACTTGGACTATTGTTTAATACTTGATAAGTAATGAGGTCTAAGCCTCGCTTAAAAGCGTTCGGCGTGAGGTTTGTTGTTGTGAGACTGGTTGTATCTGTCTCAAACGAACTGTCTTGCGTTGTTGTAATTGCCATAAGGCATATACCTCTTTTATTGGTTAATGATATTTCTTATTTGAGTGATGAACGAAGCGTCGGCGTTCGGGTGCTGCGAGGCTCCCTGTATCAACGCTAAGGCGAGTTCTTTGTCGTCTACAGTCAATGCACCGTGAATGTCGCTGGCGAAGCCTACGAAGGCGACACGTTCCGCTAGGGGGCGTTGCTTGAATAGGTCTGCTACTATGTCACGCTTTTCAAGAGGTGTCTTGGGCGGAGGCGGCGGAGCAAGTTCCATCAAGCCATCGAGAGACTCTGCAAATGTTTCATTTTCTTTAAGTTCTAAATTATCTTGGACCATTCTCCACCCTGTATAGGTGTCATTTACTAAATCAGAAACGGCGTAAGGCATGGTTGCCTCCTTTCTTAGACTTGGAATCTATAACCTGTAACAGACACATCTATGTTTAGGTTTGTTATGTCAGTGACGGCTTGAAATTGACGGTTTGAGTCGGTAGGTAACTCTAGGCTTTGGTCAAATGCCCTTGCAGATTGTGTGGTTGTATACCTCTGTGCATCTATACCTGTTTGAGACGTGACACCACGCATGGCAAACCATATGTTCCCTGCACCACCAGCCGATACAACATAAACATAAATATCTGCCGTTACCGCACCAACAGGTGTAAGACTTGATAAATCAAAGGTCGTGTAGTTTGTAATCGTCGCATTGTAAATGTTGACATTTGACCCTACACGGTTGTCCGTCTGCCCTGTTTGAATAGAACTATTCCAAGAAGGGTCTGCAATCCCTGTAATACCACGCTTCCATGCCTTATGGTAGTTGATTTTAGAAGAACGCATATTCCATTCACTCACGATGAAGTTAATGATGTTCGCAGAACTATTTGTTCTCAAAGCCAAAGGCAACTGCACAACTTTCTGTGATACAGAAGCAATAGTTAAAGTAGTAGCATTATTAGTGGTAGAAGCAACGTAACCGCCTGAATAAGCGTAAACGTAATACCATGTATTGTTGGCAACCGTTAAGCCGTCGGCTAGTCCGTTGGCTCCGTTGGTAGCAAGGTCAAGGTTACGACTAGCTGAACTTAGCACGATGTTTACCGTGTTGTCTCGACTACGAGCGGTTAAAGCTCCGTTGAAGTTTACTCGTCGAGGACTCGCTGTATCAAAGGTCGGTAGGGGAGCATAGATAAATCCGTTGGGTACCGTTAATGCTTCTACTACATCTAAACGCCCAGACAGGGCGTCTGTAATGACCTTCGTTGATATGCGTGTCCAGTTGGCGTTTACCGTCGTTGGTGCAGAGTTCGTGTTGTTAATTAAACACATCCACATTTCGTTAGTATGAAGCACAACGTTACCCACAACGTAAGCCGTAGCCGAACTCCACGCTGAACCCCCAGCCTGTCTCAAGGTGTCTACCTTGTTTGTGGTTGCGGTTAGGGTTGTGTTAGTGGTCGCTAGGTTCCCTTGTAGGGTTATAAGGTCGGCAACGATTGCTCCTCCACCCCCTACATCAATACCTGTAATAGCTTGTACCTGTCCGACTGTTACGGCATCGTTGACATTGACACCGCTTGCTAGATTTTTAATGACTCGTGACGTGGCATTAAGCTTTCCGTCAAAGTCTTGCTTAAGGATGTTGGCTACATCCCCTCGTACTTCAACCGCTGCATGAAGGGCTTGAGTAATGCCCTTCTGAATCGTTTCGCCGTCAAGGACGACTGCATTGGCAATGTTGACCTTGAGTGCGTCGGCATCTGTTACACGCTTAAAGACAATCAAAGCCCCATTGGCAGGGGCTACATTAAAGCGTATCTCGGTGTCAGAGTGCCAAACATAATCGGTTGTGATTACCTTTAGCGATCCACCGACATACACCTTAACAAAGTCCCTGCTTGAGTATTCAAAGCCTAATGCGTATATCGTGGTTGAACCATTCCCTGTGTAGGGAGTTTCACCAGTTGTTGGCATTTGTTTAATTTCCTAAATTATTTAATAACGAGTTTGGATCCACATCAGGAGAAGATTGTTCTTGTGTATCAAGCTCATCCCTTAAAGATGTGTTCTCGTTTTGAAGCTGTTGGTTTTGGTCTTCAAGCTGTTTGGCATTATCAAGCTTTGAACTTCGTCTCAACTTATCGAGTGCCTTCGCTTGGCTCAAGGTTACGACGTTACCGTCTTTGTCCTTGAAGAAGAAGCCTTGCTTTTCAAGTTCTTCAATAACGGCTTCATGGTAGTCGTGAATCTTGTTCTTCAACAACATTGCTTTACCACCCTGAACCTCTGTTACATCGAGTCCGCTCGCTTGGCTTGTCCGTGTGGGGTAGCTCGCTTGCTTGTAGTCTTCTGTGTTGATGACATCAGACAATGTTCCACCGAGTGTTCCACCGCCTGCTACACCGCCACGAAGTAACTCGTTGAAGACAGTGTAAGCGTCCCTGCCGTCTTTATTTCTAAAGTCGTTCAATGGAATACCGTTAATCTCTTTAAGCTTAAAGGGTTCAAAAGAAACGCCTGCCTTACTCATCTTAGTGATTTCACCCATAACGGTGTCATATTTCTGTTCAGCTTGCTTACTTGCTCTGAACAAGTGGCTTGTGTAAGCAACTGGCATACCGAGTAAGTCATGTCTCAATGGAAGATTTGCATCAGTACCAAGTCCAACACGGTCAACAATATCATCCCCAAACTCTGGTGTTTGATTGGTATATTCTTTACCGATAATAGCGTTCACATCTTTTAAAGCACTCGGGAGCAAAGACACGCCTTGCTTCTCGAACCACGTTGTCAAAGCTTTCACGTCACCGTCTCGGGTGTATTGACTAAACAGTCCCATGAAATCCGTAAGCCCCTGTGTGAGGTTTGTATCCATAAAAGCAGACAAAGCCTTAGAGCCATAAGCTAACGCTCGTTCAGGAGATTCTCCGTCGTTGTATTCGTCATTGGCAAGCACTGCCATAGCATCAGCCCCAAGCCTAAGCACATTGCCTGCAACACCCACTCTGTCGTAAGGGATGTAAGTATCGCCTAGCTTGATGCTGTAAGGACGCCAGCCTGTGTCTGTTAAGGTCTTTTGAAGTTGAGGGTCTTTCGATCCACCGTCTGTTATCAAGCCGTTCATATAAGCCATTGAAGCACCAGCCATAAAGGTTGCACCCATTAGGGTTTTACCGACGGCTTCATCTCTCGTCTTAGGGTTATTGAAAAGCTTTCTGTAGCGTGATGAAATCAAGTAAGCGATAGGGCTTACGTCGATTGTCCCTTGTGCAATGTTTGCTGGGACGTTAATAAACGGTGTCAACCACTTACCTACAAGTCTCAACTCTCGACTATTTGAATTGCGGAGTGAGCCAGCAACGGCAAGCATTCCTCGAACAGGAAGACTCGTGTCGCTAGTGTCTTGTGTGAAGGTAGCCTCTAAGGCTGAATCGAACGCACGTTGATTGACAGGAGTACCGTCTGGGTTAAATTGTAGTTCACCGTCACGGATTGCTTCTTCAAGCTTTCCTTTTACGGTCTGCTCCCATTCAGGAGAACCCATAGAGAACCCTTTAGCTCTTGCAATTTCCATGCCTTCAAGCCTTGCTTCTGTTGCAATGGCTGTACGCTTAAAGTAATCATCTGCGATAGACAAGGCTCTAAATGGCATGCTTGCGACCTTGCCTAGTACACCAGGTATATCAGACTTTCCGTCGAACTCACTTGGAATGAGAGGCTTGTATTCAATGGTTCCAGTCAACTCACCAACAATCTGTTTGCCTGTGTTGACAATGCCCTTCTGACTAATGCCAGCGAGCGTATCGCCTACAGCCGCACCAAGTGCCACGAAGTTGTCTAAGCCGTTTTGAATAGGGGCTGTGTTGCCTACAAGCAATGGAGGAATACCACCTAGAAACCGACTCAAGGGTTTGTTGAATGCCTGCAAGCCGTTACCTGTGATGTTTATAACATGGGTGTTCATTGAAGAAAGCATCGCTGCCGTTCGGTATTCAATCAATCCCTCAAGCACATCAAGCACTTTGTTTTTGGCTGAATTAACCTTGCTCATCGTAATGGCTTGTTCAACCATGTTCTTAGCTGCTTGGGGGTCTGCATCGGCGAGCTGCTGTAGTTTCTCTGCATACTTGCTTGGTCTAGGAGGGAGCTTTGCAAACTCATCTACCTTCAATGACAACAAGGCACGACCTGTAGCAGAGCCAACATCTTTGCGTATAGCTGATATTTGGAGCCAGTCCTTAAATCCTTTCACCACGACTTCATTGTATTGGTCAAGTGGAAGGTCTTTGTACGCCTCGTGAAGGGACTTATATTGAGCCTCTAACACTGCACGTTGCTTTGTTAGTGCAAGCACGACAGGAGGCACGTCAGCCAGGTTGTCGGCTGTCATCTGACCAGTCTTTACAAGGTCTTCGTAGAACTCGGGGTCGTCAAGCTTAAACATCTCTGCTGTGGTCTTTGAGACTTTGGTTGATTCAAGGAGCTTGGCTCCCTCTGCAATTCTCTGTTCAACTGGGATGTTTTGATTCTTGGCAATCGCTTCCATTTGGTCATTGAAATACTTGCTTGCACGGTTGATTAAGGGAGCTTCACTCCCTGTCACCTCTTGAGCCAGTGAAGGCTTAGGCTGTTCACCTTGTGGGTAGATTGCGTCTAGTCCGTCTTCGACTTGGGCTTGCTTGGGATTCCTTAAGGCTTCTTCCGCCTGCTGTGCTGCACTGTCTATGTCACTAATGAAAGAGTCAGCGTCTTGAACGCCACCTAGATTCTTTTCAGAATAAGCATCAGTGACTATTGAGCCGATCTCGTCTGCATCCTTCGCAGAACGCAACTGCTGAACATAGCCATGCACTCGCTTCTTTTGCTCATAAGCCTGTAATGGCGTAAGCTCTTCAAGGAAAGTCCTTGTTGCTTCTAGTTCGCCAGCCAGTGCTTTCTTAAGCTCGTCAGGGTATGCCAAGTTTTTAGATGCGTCTTCTATGTTTGCCTCTACACTTTTAAGCTCTTCAAGGCTAGTGACTGCATTTAAATCTCTCACAAACCCTTGTTGATAGGCTTCCTGCTGGGCGAGTGACATATCTAGTTCAAAGTCACGCTGTGAGTAAGGAGTCCCACTTAGCCTCTCTTGAAGTTTAGTATAAGCCGAGCCTCCAAAGTCTGCTGCAGCATCACCGTTGCTTCCTGCGTTTATGCGTACCCATTCGTCCAAGACGCTAAGGTCTCCAGTTTTCTTAATCTTCTGTGCAAGGCTGTTGGTAATATCTATCTTGTAGTTATTGAATAACCGATTGTTTAAAGCCCCTAGACTGTCTTGCCCCTTGAAGAGAATGTTTTTACCAGCGATATTGACACGGTAGTTTACACCTGCTCTCGACTCGACGTTCTTGGTATTGGAGCTTACTTGCTCGACCTTATAGCCAAGTGATTTCAAGCTATCTACGGCGTAGGCATCGGATACGTTTGTCCCTAGTCCGATTTGCTCGCTAACAACATCTTTGATTTCAGACAATTTCGCTTCGACTATGTTTGACTTGACTACCTTTGGGGTAACAGGTGTACCGATAGGTGTCTGTGCTTTCGTAGCCTGTCTCGTTGCCAGTTCGTCGTTTACCCATGAAGGTAGTTCAGGCTTGGGTTCCGTAAACGGAGCGTCTACAGTAAGCCTTAGCAGTTGCTGTTTAGCCGTCAAGACGTTTGTACTTCTTAAGGCGACCTGTTCTGCGTTCTCTTTGGTGGGGTTCTTTGTGAAATTGTCCGTAGCCACTTCTTGAAAGTATTCGGCTGCGTCTAGTTGATTCACTTTAGATTTAAGTACAGGGTTGTCAGTAGATACGGATTTAATTACATTGCCTGCTTCATCCGTATAAGATGCCTGTACGGTCTTGGATGCTTCACTTTGAAGCTCAAGGACTTTCGCTTCCTGTTCAGGTGCTAAGCCTCGTAGAGAGGCTTCTGCTTGGTCTGCAAAGCCTGCCTTGCGTAATGCGTTGGCTGTACGCATCTTAGACAAGCCTCCGATAAGTAAGCCTGCACCGTTGACACCTGCACCAAGTAGTCCACCTTCAAGTGCATTCTTCAGTCCACTTATCGCTTCATTGTCATTCGGGTTGGTGGCTAGAAAGCTTGTGACAGGATTCTTGAGTTGCGGATAGTTGTCGATAATACTTGAAAGGTTGCCTTCTGATTTGTCCCAAATAACAGAGTCCACAACTGCACCCTTGACTAAGCCTTCTCCAAGTTTTCCAAGCCAGCCTACGGCTTTTGCTTTTCCACCTGGTGTTACGGTGAAGCCTATTGCGAAGCGAGCAAAGGGTTCCGCTAAATCTTCAACGCCTGCATAGCCTTTAGCGTATGGGTCGGTCGTGTCCTTGCTTGTGAGAGGCTTGAAGTTGAATTGTGGAATAAGTCCACCTGTCAGCTTATTAAGCCCTACAGAAGCAAGCTCTGCGGTCTCTCCTGCCATATTGAAGGCTGCACGTCCTACAACATTCTCTACTGTATTCACAACCTTGTTGGCTACACTTGCTACATTAGAAATGCCACTACCCACACTGTTTAGGACATCCCCTGTTTGTTGCATGAGTCCCTTCTTGGGAGCCTGCTCTTGAGGGGCTTGTACTTGGGGCTGTGGAGGAGTAGCAAGGGTCGATTCTGTTTGTTGGATCGTATCAGGTTCATAACCACGAGCCTCCTCAATCAAGGCAAGCTCTTCTGGCGTGTAATTGCTTGTATCTATTTGTTCCATTATCGTTTACCTTGTTTGCTTCTTAATAATTGTTGAGCTTTTAGAACAACCTTCTTTTTACGGACGGCTTCTGCTACATAGGCTTGTGCAATGTCTTTATTCATAGGACTGCCTGCTTTCCTTGCAGTAGCGATAAACTCGTTAAAGGCGGCAGTAGCCGTCTGGTCTAGCTCTTTTTTGTTTACATCATAGGACGAAACGCCATTTGCCTTTAAGGCTGTAGATGTGATGATAGGGGCGGATGCCTTAACGACCTTCACTGCTCTTGCATGAGCTTCATCGTCCTGCTTCTGCTTTAAACTCCCCACGAGCTTTCTCCCTTCGGGAGTCGTCACGTTCTCATTGATAACCCCTGTTTCTTGGTACTGTATTTGCGTTGACAGTACCTCTTGCTTCGCTTGCTGTGAGGTCTCTCTGTTGCCAATGGATTCTAGCTTAAACTCCCATTGTGCTACCTTGACGGGATTCGTCTTAGCAAACGCCTTAAGGGTCGCTTTTACATTGCCACCATTCAACAGGGCTTCTGACACTTTCACGTCAACCGCTCTATCAGACTCAACACGTTGTCGATTCTTTTCGTTAAAGGCGTTGTTGCGTTCTTGGTACACTTGGTCAATAATCTGACTTCTCTTTTGAAAAGCTTTCTCTTGCCAGTAGGGTGTAGAATCCAACTGCACTTCACCAAAGCCAAAGTTGACCTTTGTTTTGCCTACCTTGTCAATTAAAGAAGGGTCTCTGTCTTGAGTTGCTTTGTTGAGGACGGCATCAATACCACCACTTACCAAGTCTTCTGTTTTAAGTCCGAGTTGGCTTGCATTGTCGGTATACGCCTGAATCTGTGTAGATACCTTCGATAAGCTCGTAGGGTCTTTAGGATTGAATCCACTTAATGAATTGATAACATTCTGCTGATAAGTGTTCTCCAAGCCAAAGTAGTTGGCTTTCTGCCTGTCAGTGGCGTGTAGTTTAAGGATCTCTGCTTGGGTTGCTTGCAAGTCCCCAGCAATGCCTTTAACGGCTTCGGGGTAATAACCCTTGAACTGCTCTTGAAACGCCTCTGTACGGTTCTGTATCTCTTCCTTCAAGCGTGTAGGGTCGTCTTCATTATTGAAGCCACCTGTTGCGTAAAGCTGTTTGATTTGGTTGTTGAAATCGGCTACCGCCACCTTCGCCTGTTGGGTCTGATAGCCAAGTTTGACGTAAGGGTTTTCTTCTTTGAGAAGTATTCCCTGTTCAACGGCTTGTTTATAGTCCACTTGGTTCTGAAAGGCAAGGAGCTTTCCTTGTTCCTGTAGTGAGTCTCGTTGCCTTGTAAGGTCTGCTTCAAGGTTTCTGTCAATCAAGCCATTTAAACCAGAAAGTACGTTTCTAAAGTCTTGAGCCACGTTTAAGCCGTTGGGTCTAGCCACCTGTTCGAGTACAGGGGTTGTGTAAGTATTCACTGGTTGAGCGACAACCCCTGCCTGTTCAGGAGCGAGGATGTCTTGTCTCAACTTTAATCTTCGCTGTGCCATTATAGCGTCCTTCTTGATTCACTTAGTCCAAGCAGTTTTAAACGCTTGCTGTTTCTTGCTTTCTCATTTGCTTTGCCGAGTGTCTGAAAGCTTTGTGTAATATCACCAACACCTTGAAGTGCGAGTGCTAAACCGTTGCTTTGAATTGGATCTTGAACGAATGGTTGAAGGCTATTGCCTTGCTCTATTGCCATTGCTCTATAACCCTTGATACGTTCACCACGCTGTAAGGCTTCGAGTTGGGTATTGTAGTCGATAGATTGATTCAGCATGGCTTGCTGACGTTCATAGTCCGCTTGCAAGGCTTCAATCGACAATCCACCAACACCTGCTTCCATTGAACTGTTAGCTAGGGCGGAGGAGGCTTCCAACGCTTGTACGCTGGCTTGTTGCTTCTTTTGGGCTTGTGCCACTTGGAGCTGTGCCAGACGATTATTCTCTTGTTGAGCCTTGTCTCCAAACGCTTGCGTAGCGTTGACTTGGTTCTGTTCTATTTGTTGCTGTCGGGCTTGGGCTTGCTGTTTTTGGTAACGGCTTTGACCTGCCGAGCCTGCTAAACCTACCCCCAGACTAGCCGCACTACCGATAGCCCCAGCGATTGCAAGTGCTTGTGAGAGCGTAATACCTGTGGTTGCTGCTGCGGTTGTTGCTGCCGCCGAAGTTGCCGCAGCAGTTCCAGCCGCTACCGCCCCTGCTGATGCACTAATGGGTTCACACATTATTTGACCCCCTTATGAAATCAAAGTAAACGAACTCGGTACGATCGTCGTCGTCTTTGTGCATGGTTGCCCCTATTCTCTTTAACCAATTAACGTGGGCTGTATTCTTTTCATATACTTGGTTGTAAAGGTATTCATACTTCTTAAGAAAGAACTTCACAAACAAGCGTCCATAATTCATCAAGCCTTTACGCCACATGGAACTTTCAAAGGTTCCTTTAGCAACAAGACACCAGAGGATGCCAAAGTTGAAACCGCTACAATCATCATCCACGCCAAACATTGCCATAGGCTTGTGAGGCTTGGCTGTCGAGTAAGCCGTGTAGCAATAGTCCCCTGTGAGGGAGCTTTCTAGGATGTTGTAAGGCGAATACCCTGTCCCTGCTTTTATTTCGGCGAGGTCTTCATCTCTCAACGTCTTTGAAAGCATGAATACATCGTCTAGCGTTGAGCGTCTAAACTTAATTCTTTCTTGAGGCATAACGTCCTTCCCATTCTGCTTTTATAAAGGTTGCTGGCGTCCACGATTCAGATAGAACTTCTATCTTCACTTGGTCGCTACGGTGTCGAATGAAGGTACGCAAGTTGCCAGAAGGCATATTGAGCTTGCCACTTTCAGCACTGAACGAACCTGCCACAATCCCTGTAAAATTAACATCTGTTTGTGGATAATTGTTGGGCTTAATCTGAATCTTGAAACCGCCTGTCTTGGCATACGACAAGATGATTGAAGACACCTGCAAGCGTCCCTGTGTTCTCACGTCTACCGTCCCTTGCGAGTTGGGAGTCTGTGCGTAAAAGTCAGAGAATCTGAACATGGCTGTGTAAGGGATTCCCCAGTAAAGCCTAGCCCCTGTGTAGTTCCCTTCAAGGATGACGGCTGTTGCTCCAACGCTAGGGAGGTTCCCTAGATGCTCGACAATATCACCGTCCTTCACCGTAATAAGCTTCACACCCTCCATATAAGGCGGTAGCCCTGTAAAGGTTGTCTTGCCAGTGAGTACGTCATACGTCCCACCGATGAAGCTACGCTTACTGTCCAGGTGGATTCTGAAATCCAAGCCTTCGTCAAGGACACTCTTGTTCAGGTTGATTGATTCGATATTGAACTCACTACCACGTTTGACCAACAAGTAAAGTGAGTCTTCCACGATATAGGCATTATAGATAAGGGCGTTGGGAAATTGCCACTGTGACCAAGCCTGTTGCTTGTATTCACCGTCTTGCACATACCATTTGTAGAGGTAGAGCTTATTAGTTCTTGTCTTGGGTACGGCATACATTGCACTACGTTCTATATCAACCACCATTCTATCTATTTGAGGTAGATACGTTTCAACGTGTTGAGTCGTTGTGACCACTTGAAGCTTAATTGTATCGCCTGCACGAATTGCCTCACGAACGGTTGTGATGTCGCCTGTGGCTTTCGTGAATAAGACACTGTTTCCTGCAAAGACTGGTTGACAGTTGGCATCACACGCATAGGAGGTGGTATGGCTTATGCCGACCGTCTCTGTTGTGAGTGATGTACCGTCGTCGTAAAGCAAGAACTGGTCTGTGTCACTGAATAAGATAAGCACATCGTCAAGGGTTTGAGCGTGTTGAATGTTCACCGTTCGGTTGGTTAAGGCTGTTGCGTCGATTGGATCTGTGTCAAGTACCGTTAAGGCTGTTTCCTTGAAGAAGCTAAACACATCGTTTGAGCGTGACAAGACAGGGCTGTCACCTGATACTAAACCGACTCTCCCTTTGTGGATGAAAACATTGTTGAGCTTCTTTCCAACAAAGCTAGGGAAAGGGATTGTATCGTCGTCTCCTGCGTCTCGTGGAGTCCAGTCTGCACGTTTGAAGGTAAATGTACCGTCTACGTTTCTTTGAATCACATGAGGCATCGTAGCCTTGTCTAGTTGGTGTTGTGCGTTAGGCTTGGCACATTCGAGCCATACCCCTTCACCCATTGTTTCACCGTTATGAGTCTTAAACTCAACATAGTAATTGTCTTTGTTGCTTTCACTGTCACCTAGTACCTCAACCACAAATCCATTTCTAGCCAGTTTAGGTAAATCTGACACAAGAGCAACACTGCCTTTAATAGCAGATAAATTCCTGCCTGAATTAGAATCTTCACACTTGATAGTAAAGTCTGTTGTGTTGTGGGTGATATAGATAACATGGTTGGCTCCTCCACGATCGGCTGTGAAACCTGCTGGGAGGTTGGCTGTGAGTTGAGTGGTTAAGTCTTGAGCAATGGTATTGGTTCTGATGTCTGTAGCGACTGACGCACTCGTTGTTTTGGTGGCTCTTGTGACTCCGTTTACAATCACATTGTAGTCGTTGGAGTAGTTGCCTTGCTTGACAAATACAAGAGCTTCAAAGGGACGTGCGGTGCTTAACGTAGCGGATTTAGCAACCGTCTTGGTTCTATTGAGAACGAAGGTAAACTCACCGCTTGTCATAAATCTAAAGTCATCTTCTCCACCTGCCAGATACGATGTACCGTCTGGGGTGGTGACTGTTTTCTCCACGCCTGCTAAATCAAAGATGCGTGGTACGCCTGCCACAATGACCAATAAAAACACATCCACGCCGTTAGGGCTAAAGAAGTGTGAGCGGTCTACCGTTGCTAGGCTGTTTAGCTTGGCGATAAAATCAGTGGGGAAGCGTTTGATGAGACTGTCTACAATCGACGGATTAAAGTTGATACACTCATCCACCTGCGAACGCTGTCTCAAGTTCTGTGGCTGTTGTGACACGCCTTGAATAAAGGAAGGGATTGACCCTCTAACGATTGTCATTATAAGCCCTCTAATAAGTTGTATTGACCAACACTGTTGTCCCAGTTCCTTAAGCGTAACAAGGCTTGCTGTTCTTCTAAAGCAAGTGTCTGTGTCATTGTGGAGTCGCCTAAGAAGCGTTCCTGAAAACGACGTACCAATAACGACTTAACATACAAGGCAAAGGGAGCTGGCGTCTCTTCAAAAGGGACAAGGCGTATGACCTCTGCTGTGACATCACTTGTGAACACATCTGTTTGTGTAGATTGATTGTAAAGCTTGCCGTTACGGACTTGTACGGTGGGAGTCCCCACTGAACGCACGTTGATATAGTTTGAAGGAATTGTGATATACCCTGTGAGGCTGTTTGGTGTGAGTACCAAGTTGTCATCGGTATTGAACGCCCAGCCTTCGGATTGAATCTCTTCGTTGATTTCATCAAGAAGAATCAAGGCTTGCGTCGCATCAATATCTAAAGCGTCTTCAAGTGTTGCCACAAGTTGCTGACCTATCGCAAGCAGGGAGGCATTGACTGCCTGTAATTTAGTGACCATGTTTGGTTTCCTATAAGCCAGTAAGCCCCCACTTCGTAAAAGTAGGGGCGTGTGGTTGATTAGA